CGCTTCACGTGTCGCCTTCCATCCGGCGATGGTGAGCAGGTCGACCCCATTCCATGGTGCGCTGGTGAACGCGCCCTTGTTGGTCCAATTGAGTTGGACCGCGAGCAAGGTCATGGGCGTGCCCGCACCGATGATACCGGCGGTGAAACTCACCGTGTCGCTGGTGATTTTGGTGAACGTGGGGGTTTGGGAAACCCTATCGGATAAGAATCCTCTCATAGAGCCGCTGGGCATCACGCAGGGCGGCGATGTCAGGCCTGAGATAGTAGCGCGCCGTGGTCTGTATATCGCTGTGCCCGAGGAACTTCGAGACCACGGCCAGTCCAACACCGGCGCTCAACGCGTTCGTGGCCCAACTATGACGCAGGTTCCTGGGCGGGCAGTACGGCAGTCCATTGGCATGGCATCGTGACCTGTAGAGCCTGGCGGCCCGTGGCGGTGTGAGGTCTCCGATGAGACGGACCGAGAATCCTCCGCGTATCTCCCGCAGGCGGCGCACGGCGAACCTGGGCAACGGCAGGGTGCGGCGTGACAGTTCCGTCTTCGGCTCCACGACCACCTCGTGGCCCGCCACCCATTGCAGTCCCCTGCGGACCGACAGTGTGCCCGAACGCAGATCGACGTCCGACCATTGCAGCCCGTACCCCTCCTCGGTTCTCAGCGCGCACGACGACGCACACAGCAGCCACGCCTCCAACCCCTCCCCGTAGAAGCCACGCAGCTGCTCTCGAGTCTCGTCAATGGACAGCAGTCTAGGCTCGTAGCCCGGCGCGCGGGGCAACGTGATCTCACGTCTGGTGACATCCATGTCCAGCGCCCCCCATTTGAAGGCCTTGCGCAGTATGGCCCGGAGAACCGCCCACGCCTTCCTGGCCGCGCCGGCCCTGTCGAAAGCGGCCAGCCACCGTTCGAGTCTTTCCACGTCCAACGCCCCCATGTCCGCCGCGCCTAGCGCGGGTCTGATATGCAGCAGGTACGCGGACCGGTATCCGACTCGCGTGGATTCACGCAGGCCACGCTCGCAGTACGGCCAGTATTTCGCGTCCCAGAATTCACCCAGCAGCAATCCAACACCTCCCGGGAAACCCACACGCCGCACGGCCATTCCATGCGGGGTAAACGTGTGGGTTTCCCCGGGGTCAATTGTGAGTTAAGGAGCATCCATGACAGTCATGCCAACCAAGTCGGCGAGGCCGCGTTGAGCGGCGTCTGGCAGGAGATAGCCTCCTGGACGCTCACCACCCTGCTCGGCGGCCTCGTTGGCTACCTCGTCTCGCTGGTCAAGCACGGTGTGGGACGGGACAGGGCCATGGATCACGGCATGCAGGTCCTGCTGCGCGCCAGGCTCATCGACATCCACGTCAAATACGTGGAGCATGACGAGCCATGCCCCGTCAACGTCAAGGAGGAGGCCGACGAAGTGTACGAAGCCTATCACTCGCTCGGCGGCAACGGCACCGGCACTCACCTGCATGAGGAGATCATGGACGCGCACATCGCCTCCCACGCACAGCAACACTTCGACCACCCGTCCGGATGGCCGACCGCAATCGGATCACAGGAGGATATATGATCGTCAATCACGCACGGCACCGGCGCAAGCCCCGGGCTCCACTCAAACCGTTGGGCGGACTCACGCTCGCCCTGGCCATGCTCATCGCACCCGGGTTGGCGGTGGCGGACAGCGGCGTCGACGTGTCTAATTATCAGGGTTGCGTCGCCCAGCAGCGTGCCCGCACCGCCAAGGACAACGGCGTCGCGTTCGCGTTCGTCAAAGTGTCCGAGGGCCGCGGGTTCACCGACGGGGTGGCGGACTGTTCCCTCACCGGGTTCGCGCAGGTGGGCGTGCGTCGCGCCGTCTACCATTTCGCCCGCCCCGAATACGGCAACAGCGCAGACCAGGAGGCCGACTGGTTCCTGTCCCAGACCAAGGGGTATGTCGGCCAGGGCATCCTGCCGGTGCTCGACTGGGAGCCGGGAGGCGGCCAGAAGAGCAACGTCGCGTGGGCGAAACGCTGGCTCGACCGTGTCGCGGCCGCGTGGGGCACCAAGCCGTTGATCTACATGTCCGCGAGCACTATCGGCATGGCCGACTGGTCGAGCGTCGCGAACGCCGACTACGGCCTGTGGGTGGCGGGCTATCCGCGCGGGTACGCGGGCGAGCGACTGCGCGACCCCGGTGCCGTGCCCTACAGCGTGGCCCCGTGGGGCTTCGCGGCAGCCTGGCAGTATTCATCCTCGGGCAATGTGCCGGGCATCGGCAGCGCCGTGGACGTCAACTGGTTCTACGGCACCGCCGCGACCTGGGCGAAGTACGCCAACGCGCCCATCGACACGGTGACCCACCCGGCCACGTCGACGCCGCCCGCCCATGTGGCCCCGGTGCAGACGACCACCACCCCCACCGGTGACGCGAACGCGTTGGCGACGGCGGTCATCCAGGGATTGTACGGCAATCAGCCCCAGCGTCAGAAGCTGCTCGGATCCCGGTATGCGGAGGTCATGGCCATCGTCAACCGGCGACTCTCCGGCGGGGCATCGACCGCGTCCGGCGGCTCGTATGTGGTGCGGTCCGGCGATTACCTGAGCAAGGTGTGGCCCAACAACTGGCGGACCATCGCCTCGCTCAACGGCCTGCGCAGCCCCTACACCATCTATGCCGGGCAACGGCTGAAGACCAGTGGCACATCGGGGCGCAGTTATGTCGTGCGCTCCGGGGAAACGCTCGGCTCCATGGCCCGCAGGCTCGGCGTCAGCCAGTCGAGCATCCGCGGCTACCGGTCCGGCAACCCCAACCTGATCTACCCCGGCGAAACGCTCAACTACTAAGGAGATTCAAATGACAGATCCAACAGCAAACCCGGCGTCCACCAGCCTCATGGATGGAGTATCCGGGACCACGGTGCCGACGTCGGTTGATATCGATGCCCCCAATGGTCTGATTCCCAACCACGTGTATGACGTCCTGAAGTGGGTGGCAATCATCGTCATGCCCGCTCTCGCCACATTCATCGTGGGTATCGGCGGCATCTGGAGCTTGCCGTTCGCGGGGCAGGCCGCGTCAACCGTGACCGCAGTCGGCGTGCTCCTCGGGGCGTTGCTCGGCCTGTCGAGCGTCAAATACAATAAAGCGTAACCAGTTGTCATAGACCTATTGCGTGTCAAACATAGCAGCTCTCATCTCCTTTGTCGGAGGTGAGAGCTTTTTGTTGTTCCCCATACGGTATGTTTAGAATTATGGATTCTATAGAGCAAGATGCTTTAAAATATGGGTCGGACGCCATCATCAAGGGAGCAGGTGTAGTCAGTAAGTTATTCCCTGAAATTCCAATGGGCAGTTTCAGACGAGGAATCAGACGTGATGCGGATGAGCTTACCGCATCATTAGTCAATATCGACGCAAACAAGAATCTTTCGGAATACGATAAGACCATCATCAAGTGTTCTCTTTACAAGAATCTAGGTCATATTGATAACCTGGAAGAAATTATTAGTGTTGCAATCCCGCTTATGAATGACACGGCGACTGGAGAGGGAGTCGATCCCGATTGGATTGACGATTTTCAAGATAAAGCTGGCAGATGCAGCAACCCTGAACTACAGAAACTTTGGGCACAAATCCTTGCTGGTGAAATCAATGAGCCTTCTACATATCCAAAACGACTTCTGTCGGTTCTTTCAACTCTGGATAAGAATGAAGCAGAATCATTTAAGAAGCTCTGCTCATACAGCGCACGTCAATACGATATGAAACACCCGGATGTCATCAGTCCCGTGATCTACATATTCATGAATCAGGACACCGCACAAACTGATACATATAACGATGGCACGTTATCAATAGATCAAAATGAGAGTCTCATCGAGGCAGGTCTTGTAAGTGCTAATACTTGGAATGTCATTCATTCACCTGTCAATTCAATGAGAACTCTTGTAACATCGACTAATATGATATTGATTAGTAATAACAATACCGTTGCTATCGATTTCACCCCTGCACACTATATGTTTACAAAGGCAGGGCAAGCGTTAGCTACCCTATGTGATTTGGGAAATGCTCAGAATTTCAAATCGGTTTTAAGAAATAACGTACCCCCACAACTATCAATTGGCGTTACCGCCTTAGGGGCTTGAGCCTGGAAGTCAACCGTTAACTTACCTGTAGTATTTTCCCCCTGTCAATTTTCGGTCCCTCTCATCTTTTTCTTCCGGTTTGGAGCAATTGACCCTTTGCGGCTTTGAACTCCACATCATCCAATACTCCTTGGGCGTGCAGTTCGGCTAGTTTGCGCAACTCTTCCACGAGATCCAGAGGCTTCGCGGATCCGTCTGGCTGTTCGGGTGCCCCGCTCA